GAAAGACGCTGCATTTAACTTTGAAATTTCACAAATCACTAATGCTGGACCTAATTGGCGTCAAGCTATTACAGCAGATGGTGGTGCAGCTGGCCCTGGCGGTAAGCCTCCAGGTGGTGGCGGTGGAGGTGCTACACCTCCTTCTTTTGGTCCTCCTCCAGGTGGCGGTGGTAGCGAACTGCCTCCTTTAGGTGGAGAAGCTCCTGAAGCAGGTGCTGCAGCACCTGAAGCTGGTAATGCTCCGGGTGGAGCTACACCTGAACCTGCTGGTAGTGCACCAAGTGCTTTACCTCCAGCAACTTAATTACTACCTTGACTGGTATAATGGATGATAGTTCTGCTTGCGAGCTGTATAATAATATTGGCGGTCCAACTCGAAAAGGTTATAGACTTAAATGTATAACTACTTGATAAAGAACAAGTTCAGCCCATAAAAAATCCGGGGGGTTCTTGATCTTCTTGACGGGTAGTCATTAACTGATCTTCCAGTTCTTTCTTTTCTGTAGTACCTTGAGTCATTAACTCTTGGTATTGTAAAGTACCACTACCGAATAATTGAGTGTTTTGAAACTTACCACGAGTATTTGCTATGTTAATCTTAACAAGAGCTTTTGCATACTCCATTACCCAACGCTCTTTAACTAGATCCTTAATTGGGCGTTCCATGCGACAGGCAACAATAGCCCAATATTGATCATTACCCATATAGTTTTGCTGTGCTGGGTCAGGGGTAATACGTAAAACTTGTGTACGTGGGTCAAAACGGAAATAAGGCTGTTGTGCGAATACCTTTTCACGTGTTTTTAACCAATCCTTTAAAATATGCCATGAAATAACGTCAAATGCTTTACTACCTAAAGAATAAGCAAAGTGCATTTGTTGAGCCATTGATTGTTCAATAGTAAACAATGTATTAACACCGTTATTAGTACCTACATTAAACGATGTTACATCTATTACTTTTCTATAACTATTTAAATCAACATCCCAGCCTGATTGGAAAGTAGAACTTAAAGCTGATACTTCTGGGTTTAAAGTATTATTAATAAGAGTATCCATCTTTATACCTTGACCTGCTGTATAAAGAGAACTATCAAACGCAATTAACTCTTCCGTACCAGGGGTAAACTTTGAATACATTTCAATAGCATAGGCTATCATGTCGTATGTAGCTACGCATGCTATTTCAAGATTAATTACAGGCGCACCGAGCTGAAAAAAGATACGCTCCGCAAGCATATCATAGCTTGAAATTCTGCTATTTAAATTTGTAGATAGAAAGTCTTGTGGACCTACAGTGCTGTTAGGATTAGCCATAGTCGCTAATACTTACAGCGTCTACAATAGTTTTAGTAAAGTATCCAGTACTTCTTGAGCACTAACAAATGCTTCTTGTTTATAGTCGCATTGTTCCCATAACCAAAACTGTTTATCTCTCAAATACGATTTGTTCTTTAACAAATTAATATTACGAGTATATCCAAAAATCTTAGGGTCTGATTGTGCAAATATAACAATACCTCTTTTAAGTTTATAATAAGCGCACATGTGTTGTAAAAAGCTATCTACAGAAATCCAACAATCACATTCATTTACTAAGTCTTTTATTTGAGATAGTTTTAGACCTTGCCTAAAATCAGTTACCCCCTCTACGGGTTTGTCTTTAGCTGCTCCTATTTGAATTACTTTAATGTCATTAGCTTGCATTAAAGCTACCAACTCTTTCCAGTGTGGAAAGTTTTTAGGGTTTTCTTTACCGTTACGTAAATTTTGTGCAAATGGACTTATGAGTACTTGTTTCATCGAGTAAGTGCTGTTTTGTATGCTTCTGCTAAAGAACCTTTCCAATTATTATTATCCATCCAGGCGTATATGTTATATTCTTCTACTTTAGTAAATGCTGCAGATTCAGCTAAACTTACTATTTCAATGCCTTCTTCGCCCTCGAATGCTTCTGGAAAACAAGCCCCGATAATAATTCTATGGTTTTTATATTTCTTTTTTACATCGGGTAATATGCTTCTAAACGCAAAATGGTCACCAATACCCGAATCTAAAGGTATAACTTTTACTAAAGCTGGTTTTACATTCCATTTTTTAATATAATCGTGGAATATCTTTTCATCTTCTTCAAACATTTTAATTTGTTGGTAGCTTCTTATACCCCCGGCACCAAAGCGCATGTGCCAGGTTTTTATTCCGGTTAGTACAACTAATCTCCAGCCGGCTCTTTTCATTTCATATGTAAAGATAGTTTCTTCTCTATGACCTACTTTTGATAGTTTTAATTCATAACCATGTTTACCAGCTTCTTTACGGTACAAAAACGTACTACCCTGTAAATGATCTACATCTATAAATGCATGACGGTCAGTATCACACCATTGTATATTAACACCTAAAAATATATCTTCTATTTTATTAGAAGCTAACTTATGTCCAATATCTGCTTTAGGGTCAAGAATAAGAGGCCCAACCGCACCTATTTTAGGATCGGTTTGTATGTAATTGTATAACTCCTCTAATGTGTTAGTAGCCATTACATTATCATCATCTAAACGCCAAATATACTCACTTGTAACATCTGTCAAGGCTTGTTGATGGTTCCATATTTGACCTTTATGGGCACCGGGCGTTACTTCCCATGCAATACCTACTCTATTTAACAAACAAAACAAATTTTTATATATTTCATTATCTCTTAAATCTTCCATAGTATCATTATCATCATATATAATAAGACGGGAAGGTTTAAGTGTTTGATTAGCTAAAGAGGTTAATACTAAAGGAAAGGTAGTATGAAATCTACCCTTAGTTGAAACTGTAGCTGTTACTTTTGTTGTAATCATTTGTATGCTATTAAATTTATGTCTGTACCGCTCCAATTCATATTGGTTTTAAATTGGTTTAATTTTAATACTTCGTTAATGCTATCACTCAGCGTGCCATGAAACTTCAACAGCAGTCTGCCCTCAGGTTTTAACACTCTATACCACTCCTTTACGTGAGTATTTAGATCTGCATAAGATATATGCTCGATACTCTTATTCATAGCAATTTCACTTACAGTATTGTCATTAAAGTCTAGTTTATTCCAGTCTAATATTAATTCACTATATTTGCTAGTACCATGTACTCTTACATGTTCCGGTAAATTATTATCATTTTCAGCAGTCAAGTGCAACTTTATATCTTTATTGTACTTCTTTATGTTAATTAAACTATTACGTTTAAATGTAACGTTACTATATGTTTCAATACCCTCGAAGGTACCTTCTGCATAGTGATATATTGGAAACGCTCCAGATATAATTTTACTATCTACTTTAGAAAGTTGATCTGTTGGTACAATATGTATTCTGTACCCTCTTTCTTGTACTTTAACACTAAAGTCTATATCTTCACCGCTGCCTGGAGAGTATATTTCATCCAACAAACCAATTTCATCAAACATTGTCCTTGGTATCATTGCACAGAAGAACACTACAAACCTAGAACGTGTAATTTTATCATGTAGTAGTAAGGGACCAGTAATACCCATTCTTGGATCTTCCTGAAATGGGGCTTCTAGCATTTGTAACCATTGATTTTTTTCTTGAGACAAAAGCTGAGTATCGTTGTTCAGTAGTATGATATACTCTCCTTGAGCAGCTTTAATGCCGAGGTTTGTAGCTTTAGTATACCCAATACCGTCTTTCTCTCTAATGAGCTTAATACTTGGATATGCATAAGATAGAGCTTCTACATACTGATGGGTAAGGTCCACACATCCATTTGCTACTACTATAATTTCTACATTAGTTAAATCCGTATAATGTATTATACTCTGTAAACATGGCTTTAAAAAGTCTTCCAAGTGGTTATAAGTTGGAATAACTACACTATATTTGGGTTTAACCATACATTAATATTATAAGAGTATATAGAAAAAGCAAGGAGTTACATAAATAATATAAGCAACATGTTACTCAAGCTTATAACGCAAAATCCAATTACAGAAGGTCTTGATTACTTAATTGAAGAAGGTAACAAGGATAAACCAGCTACAATGTACATTGCTGGTACTTATATGGTAGCTGGTGAAAAGAACCGTAACAACCGTATTTACGATATTAATGAAATGGCTCAAGAGGTTGAGCGTTACAATAAAGAATTTATTAAACAAAATCGTTCTCTTGGAGAGCTTGAACACCCACAAAGCGCTACAGTCAATAGTGAACGTGCCTGTCATCTTATAAGTGAATTACGAATGGACGGCAACATTTGCCGTGGAAAGAGTAAAGTACTCAGTACTCCATTGGGAGAAATCTTAAAAAGCTTAATTAGAGATGGAGTAAAGGTTGGAGTATCTTCAAGAGCTCTTGGAGAGCTTGAAGAAAGAAACGGAGTCAATTACGTCAAAAACATGAAACTCATTACAATTGACGTTGTAGCAGATCCTTCCGCTCCTGGTGCGTTTGTAGAAGGTATTTTAGAATCCAAATCTTTTATTATAAAAGGCAACGGTTTTTATGAAGAAGTGTACAACACACTTGAAGGCAAGCTTTCTAACTTACCTAAAAAGGATGTAGACATCTATTTAAGAGAGCACATCATTAACTTTATTAACTCTTTAAAATAATATGAACAAACAGAAAAACATAGCAAGATTCATTAGCAACGTAGCTAATAACAACTTTAAGAAAGCCAATGAAGCACTTGCTGCAGTGGTAAACGAAAAGATTCAACAACGTGTTCGCACAGCAGATCAGAAACTTTCAACCCCTAAACGGTAAATTTTGGATTTTAGTCCTAATTTTCACCATCAATTTATATAAGTAATAAACATCATATATGAGCCAAGATATCACAACTCTTTTAAAAGAAGCCACTAAGGATCTTCTTTCAGATGAAACCCTTAAAGCAATTTCCGAGGCTGTCGAGAAGAAAGCTGAAGCAAAAATCCAGCTAACTGTTGAAGCAGCTCTTGTTAAACAGGATGAAGAATATGCATCTAAGCTTGAACAGGTATTAGAAGCTATTGACGCTGACCACACTGAAAAACTTGACAAGATTGTGTCTCGTATTGATGAATCACATGCTACTAAGTTTAAGCATGCATTACGTGTTATCGATGAATCTCATAGCAAGAAACTTTTACATATTGTTAAACTATATGAACGGGCATTAGGCCTAGAAGCTTCAAACTTCAAGAACGCTCTTGTAGAACAACTTTCCAATTATATTGATCTTTATATTGATAAGGTAATTCCAGCACAGCAAATTGCTGAAGCTACTGAAAATACCCGTTCTAAGAAGATTGTAAGTGAAATTAAACGTTTAGTAGCAGTTAGCGATGATTTCGTTAACGAAAACATTAAAGATGCATTAATTGACGGTAAACGTCAAATTGATGAAGCTAATGAACAAGTAAAGAAACTTGAAAAACAACTTCAGTTAGTTACAGAAAAGACTAACAACACAGAAAAGCAATTATTCTTAGAAAGAAAATTAACTAACTTCCCAAAAGCTAAGAAAGACTATATGGTCCGCGTTCTTGGCGAAAAGAAAATTGAAGATATTAAAGAAAACTTCAATTATGTAGCTGAAATGTATGACAAGAAAGAAGAAGATGAAGTACAAGTTCTTAAGGAATCCGTTCAACCTGTTACAAAAGGTGTTGATCGTACAGCTCCAAAAGAAGTACTAAGTGAATCTAAGTCTTATTCTTCAGCTGAATCGTTTGCTGAAGAAGGTGCACAGCAAGTTGCAAGCCTTTACGTATCTGAGTTTACTAAAAAGAAATATTAATAAAATCGGATAATTTTTTTTAAAAAGCCTCCAGAAATGGGGGCTTTTTTTATAAGTATATCTAACGTTGAAGTACTGTTAAGTACTTGAGATATTGTTAGTTTAAAAAATTATTAGTTATGAAATCAATCAAACCTTCACAATCTTACATCAATCAGGATCGTGCAGCTAGCTTACTTAAAAAGTGGGCTCCGTTGCTTGAGCACTCAGATGCTGCGACTCCAGAAATCAAAGATGAACACACGAAATTAAACACTGCTATCCTTCTTGAAAATCAAGAACAGTGGTGCTTAAATGAAGCTTCCAACACAGCAGGTGCTAACGGCGTATTCGGCCAGGGTACCAGCTACGGTGGTAAGCCATCAAGTGACTTCTATGCTACTGGTGATGCTCGTCTACCAAAGATCCTCATTCCGATGATCCGCCGTACTTTCCCAGAATTGATCACAAACGAAATCGTTGGTGTTCAACCTATGAGTGGTCCAGTCGGTCTCGCATTTGCACTTCGTTATTCTTACGAAGCTACTCCACTCGGAGCTACAAGTCCAGATGGCGGTTATGGTGCAACCAGTAACACCCCACAGGGTTGGACAGAAGATTCAGAAGGTACTGAAGTAGGCTGGAACTATTTAAATACAGCTTATACAGGTACTTCTGCTTCATGGTTATCCGGTGGTGCTACAGCAATCACAGGTTCAGAATCATTTAACATTCCTGGCTTCGATCAAGGTGTTGCTAACTTACTTCAAAACTTTGAATTAAGTTCAAACATTCCTCAGATGGTTGTTAACTTCCAGAAAACAGCTGTTGAAGCTGGTACTCGTAGGTTAGCAGCTCGTTGGTCCGTTGAACTTGAGCAAGATCTCAAGAACATGAACGGTATCGACGTTGACAATGAATTAACGAACGCTATGTCGTACGAAATTCAGGCTGAAATCGACCGTGAAATGATTATCCGTATGTGCCAAGTTGCAATCAATGCAGGCTTCGGTCAAGGATATTCAGTATGGTCACCAGCTTCTGCTGATGGTCGTTGGTTAGGTGAACGTAATCGTGACTTCTATGCACGTATTATCGTTGAAGCAAATCGTGTTGCTATTCGTAACCGTCGTGGCGCTGCAAACTTCATTGTTGCTACACCTCGCGTTTGTGCAATGTTAGAAATGCTACCTGAGTTCCAATGGTTCGCAGTACAAGGCAACGTAAACACACAGCCAGTTGGTATCGCTAAAGTCGGTACAGTTGGCGGACGTTTCAATGTTTACCGTGATACACGTACAGAAGCTCAGTATCAAGTTGGTACACGTGCTAACCCATTAGAGTATGCTCTATTAGGTTACAAGGGTGCTGAATACTATGATACAGGTATTGTATACTGCCCATACATTCCAGTATTGGTACAACGTACAATCGGACCTAATGACTTCAGCCCACGTGTTGGTTTAATGACCCGTTATGGTGTTATTGACCACATCTTCGGTGCAGCATTATACTACCACTTAATTATTGTAACAGGTCTACACGTTTCGTTTACACCTGGTACACAAAGCGTATTCCTCTAAGAGTAATACACTTAGTAAAAAGTGTTCAAAAAAGAACCCGCCTAGCAATAGGCGGGTTTCTTATTGTATGTAAATGTTTTTTACTCGTGGCAATTCCATTTACGCAAAGCTAAGGCTTTACGGGTAGGTTTACCGTTAGGTTTCTTCATTGGTCCCTTCACACCCTTCATACGGGCACAAAAACTCTTACGACGCTTAGCGGCTTTACTACCAGGTTTAAGTTTACTTGGTTTAGTGGTAACAGCCATAGATAAATGACTACCAGGGTGCTGTCTACGGTAGCTCATAATACCTTTTCTGTTAAGACCTCCAGAAGGGGATTTACCAGCTTTTTTCTGCCACGTAGGAGCGTGTCCTTCTACAGGAAAAGACTCTGTAAATTCTTTCAGTAAGCTATTATATTTTGCTTCAAATTGTTTAAACATATATATTATTTATGTTTTGTAGTAAGTATCTACAGATGAGTAAAAAAAAGCGTTTGTTAAAACAGAAGCAATCTCAAAACAATAACAACAACAATAATGTTACAAAAGACAAAAGTCTTATAGTACATCAAGGTGATAAATTAGAAAGACCAGTGCAAATCCGACAGAGGCCGGATTTGACAAATAAACAAAAAGAATTTCTTAAACTAGCTTTAGACAACCACACTAAGATTGTTTTTATCACAGGGCCATCGGGCAGTAGTAAAAGCTTCTTAGCAACACTGGTTGCTTTGGAATTATTGAACCTAAAAAAGGTTTCTGACTTAATATATATTCGTAGTATCGTTGAGAGTTCAGATAATAAAATGGGATATCTCCCAGGAGACGCAAACGAAAAACTGACCCCATATCTTGAACCGTTAATGGAAAAACTCGATGAATTACTTTGCAAATCTGATATTAATACTTTAATGAAAGAAAACCGTATTGAAGGTAAACCAACAGGTTATCTTCGTGGGCTTTCTTGGAATGCTAAAGCTATCATTATGGACGAAGCACAAAACAGTACATTTAGAGAGCTTACAACTTTAATGACTCGTGTTGGACAATTTAGCAAGCTTTTTGTTTGCGGAGACCCAATGCAATCCGATATTAATGGTAAATCTGGATTTGAAAAAATGTGTAACGTTTTTAATGATAATGAAAGCCGAGAAATGGGTATCCATGTCTTTACGTTGACAGAAGCTGATATCGTACGAAGCGAGATTGTACGATACATTGTAAAAAAACTAGAATTGTATAATAAGAAAAACTAACTTTTCTAACTCAGTCAAGCGCACTGGCGAGAAAAAAATATTTTTTCTTTATAGATAAAAACGTAAAAACATTTACAATACGTAAATAATATTCCCTGTAACTAAAACTAACTATGATCTTCGACGAACAAATCTCTCGTAAACCTAATCACTATCCTTGGACAGAGGAATTTATCGAATCCATGCACAATGGTTTTTGGACTCATAAAGAGTTCAGCTTTAAATCAGACGTACAGCAGTTTAAAGTTAAGTTAAATGATCAAGAAAGAGAGATTATTATCCGTACTTTATCCGCTATTGGTCAGATTGAAGTGGCTGTAAAAACGTTCTGGGCTAAGCTCGGTGAAAACTTGCCACACCCATCCTTACAGGATCTTGGTTATGTAATGGCTAATACAGAGGTAATACATAACAATGCTTATGAAAGATTGCTTACTGTACTTGGTCTTGAAGATGTGTTTGAAGAGAACCTTAAACTGGAATGGATACAGGGTCGTGTAAAATATCTTAAAAAGTATACACATCGTTATTATAAAGATAAAAAGAAACAATATCTTTATGCTATTATACTCTTTACGTTGTTTGTAGAGAACGTTTCTCTTATGAGCCAGTTCTACATTATTAACTGGTTTGCACGTAATAAGAATCTGCTTAAGGATACTGATCAACAGGTTAAATACACTCGTAACGAAGAGCATATTCATGCTCTTGTTGGTATGAAGATTATTAACACTATTAGAGAAGAACACCCAGAACTCTTTGATGAAGAGCTTACAGAAAGAATTCTTGCTGAAGCTAAAGAAGCATATGAAAGCGAAGCAAAGATTATTGACTGGATGGTTAATGGTATTAATGAAGACGGATTAACTGCAGCTCATCTTAAAGAGTTCGTAAAGGATCGTATCAATGAATCTCTCAAGGGTATTGGTTTTCCAGAGGCGTATGAAACGGATTCTAAGCTTCTCAAAGATACATCCTGGTTTAACGAAGAATTACTCGGTAACAATATGACTGACTTCTTCCATTCTCGTCCTGTAGAGTACTCTAAAAAGTCCCAAAGCTTTTCAGAAGACGATTTATTTTAATAAAAAGTATAGTATAATAAATAAAAATGAGTAACAAGAACATTTACTGGTTAAATAGCGACTCCCGCAAATTCCTTGAACGTGGTTATCTTCTAGATGGAGAGACTGCCGAAAAGCGTATAAGAGATATAGCTGAAACAGCTGAAGATTATCTTAAGTTAAAAGGCTTTGCAGATAAGTTTGAAAGCTATATGCATCAAGGATTCTACTCCTTAGCTTCTCCTATATGGTCAAACTTTGGCCGTAAACGTGGATTACCTATTTCCTGTTTCGGTTCATACATTGACGATGATATGGACGCTATTCTGTATAAGATTTCAGAAATAGGTACTATGTCAAAAGCCGGCGGTGGTACATCTGCTTACTTCGGTAAAATACGTCCTCGTGGTGCACCTATCTCGTCCGGTGGCGAATCTACCGGTGTACATCATCAGTTAACTGTATTTGAATCATTAACAGATTATATTTCACAAGGTAATGTACGCCGTGGTTCGTTTGCAGCGTATTTACCTGTTGATCATAAAGATATTGAAGAGTTTTTAAAGATTAAAGGTGAAGGTGATGATATTCAAAACCTTTCTATTGGTGTTTGTGTTACTGATGAATGGTTAAAGTCTATGCTTGATGGTGATAAAGAAAAGCGTCGTATTTGGGGTTTAGTTATTAAAAAGCGTTTCGAGTCTGGTTATCCTTATATCTTCTTTACTGATAACGCTAACAACCAGGCACCACAAGTATACAAAGACAAGAACATTAAGATTAATCAAAGCAATCTCTGTACGGAGATTATGCTATCAAACGACAATGAAGAATCGTTCGTTTGTGATTTGTCTTCTCTTAACTTTGAGCAGTGGGACAACTGGAAGAATACCGATGCAGTAGAAACATTAGTATACTTCCTTGATGCTGTAATGACCGAGTTTATTAATAAGACCGAAAAGATGAAGTTTATGGTACATCCAAGAAACTTCGCTATTAATCAGCGAGCACTCGGTATTGGTGCTCTTGGTTGGCATACATATCTTCAATCTAAGATGATTGGGTTTGAGACAATGGAAGCAAAGCTACTTAATACTCAGATATGGAGCTTTGTTCGTAAGAAAGCAGATGCTGCTACCGCTCAAATGGCTGTAGAATACGGTGAACCACCTTTACTCAAAGGTTACGGTCGCCGCAATGTAACTACACTTGCCGTAGCACCTACTACCTCCAGTTCGTTTATTCTCGGTCAAGCTTCTCCTTCAGTTGAGCCTCTCAACTCTAACTACTTTGTAAAAGACTTAGCTAAAGGTAAGTTTACGTATAAGAACCCTTATCTTGAAGCTTTACTTGAAACAAAGAAGAAGAATACAGAAGGCGTTTGGAAGTCCATTCTCGTAAAAGGTGGTTCTGTACAACACTTAGAGTTTCTTACCCCAGAAGAAAAGGCTGTATTCAAAACTTTCGGCGAAATTAGCCAAAAAGAAATAGTAATTCAAGCTGCAGCTCGTCAAAAGTATATTGATCAAGGTCAATCATTAAACCTAATGATTCCACCTAACACTAAACCAAAAGATGTCAACGAACTAATAGTATTTGCTTGGGAAAACGGTATTAAGAGTCTTTACTATCAACGTTCAGCTAACCCTGCACAGGAGCTTGCACGTTCAATACTATCTTGTGCTAGTTGTGAATCCTAATGAGTCTTGAATTAGACGGCACACACTGTGTTTGCAATAACGTTTCATTTAAAGAGATTATACATCTTGTTGATAAACATGAAGATATAAAAACGATCAAAGATCTGCAGCAATATTGCCATTGTGCAGATAGATGTAGTTATTGTGAATCCGATGTACAAAAAATTATTGATCACTTTAAACACATTAGATAGTGGTAAGTACTTTTATGAAAAAGTATTTCGTAGTAGCGTTGGCATCTTTATTCTTTGCAGGGTGTGTTGGGTTTCCTAAATTAGGGTTTAAATTAAACCCTGACAAAGTTGACACCACTACATCTGCTGCAGCTGTAGTCAAAGCAGAAAATACAGTCAAGCAAGTCGATCAAATGGCTGAAGCCAATAAAAAGGTTGATGATACACGCAATCAATTAGAATTACAGTATGCAAAATTTAGAGCTGATTTACAAAAAGCGTATGATGACGCTAAAAAGAAAGACGATGAAAACTTTGCTAAGATTGGAGCGCTAGATTACGGAATTTATATAGTTACTCAAGAGAAAAAGAAACAAGACATTAATACTCTTGTAGCTCATTTAAGAGCAAAAGAGATTTTAGCTCGAACAGATAAATTATCTGTAGAAGATAAAGCAAAAATAGCCAAAGAGGTAGATGATGAAAAAACTAAGACAATTGATCAATTATATGAAAAGTATAACGCTAGTGTAGAGTTAGCTATTAGTCAAAAAGCTGATTTAGATAAAGCCGAGGCTCTTATAGAGCAAAAAGAAAAAGAAAAACAGCAAATTAGAGAAGAACAGCGTTTAACTATTAATAAACTAGAAGCTGAACAAAAAGCTCAATTAGAAAAAATTAAAAAAGATACTGCTGATCAAGTTGAAATTGCTAAAGCTAATCAAAAAGCAGAAATGCTTGGTTACATTATTAAAGCTTTAGTAGGTGTAGGTATTTTATTCTTAATACTCGCAGTACTATTAAAGAGTGTGACTTTGGGTATCGGATGCTTAGCTTCTTTAGGTTTAGCCTATGTAGCTGCTACTATACCTATGTGGGTAGTAGGTGCTGTAATAGGTGGTTTAGTGCTATTAATGTTAATTAACGCTCACTATAAAGCTGTAAAGGATAAAATCACTAAACAGCAGGCACCACAATCTGTTCAGACGCCGACAGTTCAATAACATTAGTTTCTACTGCTTTAGCTTTAGCCTTACCAGTTAATTGTGCTATAATTTCTTCTCTAGTAGCTACTAGTATGTTTGTTTGACCAGCTGGCAAGTTAAGATACCCATCATTTTTAAGTTTTTGTATTTCTTTCTTGCCTTCTATTTCAATTTTCTTAACCTCTTTAATGGTTTCAGCCTTTTTATGCTGTAAATGTATTTTATTAACTGTTTCTATAGCACCGGTACTTGCAGCAATTAAACTAGCCAAACCAGCCATCATTTCCGGGTCACCGGTAGCCACTGTCAATTTTTGTAATTCCATTATGCTTTTAACACTGTTTTCTACCAAACCTGCTGAGTGTTGCAACACAAAAGCTTGCATATCTTCTGGTGTTTTAGGTACATTAATTGGAATTGTAACTGTTTCAGAAGTTGCTTGTGGTTCCTCTTTAGTTATATTTAAACCGTCAATAAAATCATCTATTTGATCTATTATCTGTTGATTATCTGATGGCTTATTATCCGGTAACGGAGGATTCATTAATAATATTTATGTAAGCCATTGATTTATCAATAATATACTTTATACTCATACATTATGTCATTCCCAGTTAATATTAAATTCGTTAAAACACACAATTTAGCTGTGTTACCAAAGTTTAATCATTCAGACCCTTATACAGGCGATTCTGGATTAGATCTTACAGCAGTAGAAAAGGTTACAATACCTGGTAAAGGCTGGGCTACAGTTCCAGTTGGTTTAAAGCTTGGTTACATTACCCCAGGTTATTGGATTCGTGTTGAAGGCCGATCTGGTGTTGGGTTTAAGAAGCATATATTCCCTCATTTTGGTATTATTGATAATCCTTATAGAGGGGATATGGGTATTAAGCTTTATAATTTTGGTTTTGGTGATCAAACCTTTGAACCAGGCGATAAGATCGCTCAATTAATTGTTTACCCTCTTATTCAGGCCGACATTGAATGGACCGAACAAGTAAGCGAAACAACTCGTGGGGAAAAGGGGTTTGGCTCTTCTGATAATCTAGCAACTCCAGTAGATACGTACAACAAAAAAATGACAGCTAATAACGATGGTTCGTTCAGCTTTACTATATAATGACAATTAATGAACAGTTACTATCAATATGGACGGAACGATACAGGCCATCTAAACTGGCCGATATGGTACTTTCTGATTATTTACGTCAATTTATAGAAGAATGTAGACGTAAACAAGAAATACCTAACATACTACTTGTAGGTAATGCCGGTACCGGTAAAACCACATTAGCTAAGGTAATTATTAATGAAATACTAGACGCTCAATATCTGTATATAAACGCTAGCGAAAAAAACGGTATTGATGAGGTACGTACTTCTATTTTAACGTTTGCTCAAACCAAGAGTATTGACGGTAAACTTAAAGTCATATTTCTTGACGAATTTGATAACTTTACTGATGCTGGTCAAAGAGCATTACGTAATGTTATGGAAGAATATGCTGGTAACACTCGTTTTATTCTTACTGGTAATTACTTACATCGTATTATTCAACCAATACAATCTCGTTGTCAGGTTTTTACTGATTTCACACCCCCTATTAGAGAATACGCTAAACGTATAGTACATATATTAAAGGAAGAAAACGTTAAGATTAATAACGAACAAGCAGAACGTATTAAAGAAGTAATACGGTACTATTATCCAGATTTACGTAGAATTATTAATCATATACAACGTAGTGTTATTAACGGCGTATTACAACTACAGAGCACTATTAATAACGAGGGATTCGCTGAAGATATCCTAATTAAACTTACTAATAGAGAAGACTTAATGTCTCTACGTAAGTTTGTTATAGAATCGGAGCAAACATTCGGTAACGACTACCCAAAGTTAATGAAAGACCTATTTAATGCTATATATAAAGGCTCGTTAGCAGAAGATAAAAAAAGACTTGCATTACTGCAAGTCTCTGAATATTTGTATCGTTCGGCTTTAGTTATGGATCAAGAAATTAATTTCTTTTCTTGTCTTATAGCATTAAGTCAATTATGATAGGTAAGAATTTGGGTGCGCTTTAATAGTAACACCATCATCTGGATGGCCACCTGGTAGATAGCCTCTTTTTGGTTGGTTTTTAGCAACTTTATTAACTTCTTCTAAAGGTCCATCTTCTCCCTGTGTAGGGCTTTGTTGTCCTGTTTCTTGACTTACTTCAGGATTGGTTGGCATACCTGTGCCTTCTTCCATTCTCCAGCACTCTTCTTTAATATTGCCATCCATTCCCCAACATTCGTCAATCATTTTGTTTTCTTCCATGTTCCAACATTCATCTTTTACATGATGTGGTTCAATTTTTAAACGTCCATCACTAAACATTTGTCTATGAGTGCAACCGCAAACTTCTGCACCGCAAGCTGGACATATTTCTTCTTCTGCCATACCAACAGGTGCTTCATCACATGTGCATGGATTATGATGACAAGTTGGGCACACATCTGCCTCTTCACTATAGCTTGATTCTGCACCAGATCCCATCATACCTACGTCTTCATTAAGTATTTTAATATAAAGACCGCTCAAAATTTCTTCTGACTCTTTTAAAGTCTTTGGTTTCATCTTGTTTTTAGGTAATGGTTCGTATTCTTCTGATGGTTTTGAATCATCATGCTCATTAGCACCAACTGAAGACTTTTTATCTTTTTCTGCTAATTTATAATCACCTTTTTTAATCCAATTTTGTTCGTGACCTAAATGATTTTGTTCTTTTGTTTCTGGAGTATCAGGATTTGATTCCCATTCAGCAGCATCTTGAGATGCACCATTAGGGCGCTTGTTATTTGGCGAAACAGGGGGTAGATTTACCCCTGTGTCTATTTCTTCTAAAATATCTATTGGTACTGTCATTAAATTACCAACATTACCTGGAGACATTTCAGAATAAACATCAGCATGAGTAGCTGGTAGTTTTTCATAACCTAAAGAACCGAATTGAGCATTAGGTGTATGTAAACGACCTAAGCGCATATTAAAACCAGATTTAGCAGCAGTTTCAATACGTATTTTAATCGTTTCGTTTAACGATTTATAACAATCCATAGATTTATAATCGGATTTAAGCTTAACCACATCGCCCTCTAAAAAGCCGGCGCCTTGCTTGTAACGATTATAAACGGTTTCGTAAAGATGTATAAACTTGCTGTTCTTCATAAAAGGTATATTATTACTTACGTTTTTATACTTTGTTCCTAAGTAATTTATATGGCAAGTATTACTTTTAGCGGTCTACAAAATATACAAACAGTCAACAAATATGACTTTGTAGATCTGCACTTGGATTTCAATAAGCCAGTTCAAAGAGATGTTGCAATAGATTATGATCAAGCAGCCATTGTTAACTCTATTAACAATCTATTTAATACAATACCTGGCCAAAACTTATTAAATCCAGAATATGGTTTAAACTTAATGCAGTACTTGTTTATGCCAGCTACTAATACTACTGCAAACTTAGTTGGTCAAACAATATTAAAAAATCTTACTTTTTTTGAACCGAGGGTTTCTGTAAAGAATATAGACATAAGTGTTAACCCGGACGATAATTCTATGGCAATTACATTAAGTATCTTAATCCCGTCATTGAATACAACTATTAATATCCCAGGCACTTTAACCAATAACGGGTATACCCTTCTTCCAATACAATAATGAATACCACTACAGACGCAAGTAATCTCAACATCACATCCAACCAATACGTTGCGTTTGATGCGCTTTCGTTAAGAGATTTCATTATTTCTCGTTTAAACACAGAAGGTTTATTTACAGATCAAAACTTTCAGGGTTCGAATATTACAGCTGTTAATAACATTATTTCGTATGCTTTTCATACATTAATGTATTATATGAACCAAACATCAACAGAAACGATGTTTACGGAAGCTCAACTTTATGAAAACATTAACCGTATTGTTAATGTTATTAACTATTCCCCTATAGGTGCTCAAACATCGACTTTATCCTTTGACGTGTCTGCAACAGCTAATTTAGCTGTAGGTACATATACAATACCGCGTTATACATTTTTACGTTTAGGTAATGCTTCTTATTCTTTTAATAGTGATGTTACGTTTACTAAAACAATTTCAGGCATACAGGAACTAGGTGATGTAGCTAATCAGTATCTGTTATATCAAGGTAGTTATATTGAATACCCGCTTTATACAGCTGCCGGGGAATCTAATGAAATATTGTACTTAGTTCCAGGTACTAATGTAACAATTGATCATTTTAATATAGATGTTTATGTAAAACAAGCCACTACTGGCAAATGGACCCAGTGGAACAAGACTGAATCTTTATATTTGCAAAACGCAACAGATTCTTCTTATGAAATACGGTTAAATAGTGATTTGCATTATGAAATTAAATTTGGCGACGGTATTAACGGTATACAACTTGGAGCGGGAGATCAGGTAGCAGTTTATTATCTACAAACAGCAGGCACCGCAGGTCAAGTAGGTGTAGGGGCATTAAACGGCCAAATACCTGCCATTTACAATACTGCTCAGTTTAATTCTATTTCTCCTGACGTTATCAGCAGCGATTTAACTCTATTAAACGATGCTAATATAATAAGCCTACAATTTTCTAATAATACTATTTCTACTACTTTTACAGATGTAGAAACAGTAGCTAGTATACGTAAAAACGCGCCTGCTTCATTTAGATCTCAATTTAGAGTGGTCACCCCAGGGGATTATGAAGCATATGTAACAAATAATTTTGCAAACATTATTAACAGTGTTGCAGTTTTAAATAATAATCAATATGTAAGTCAACACTTACAATACCTTTACAGTATTGGTTTGACTAGCCCTGGTACAGATTATAGAGTGCTATATAATCAAATGGCTTTTGCTGATGCGGTAAATTTTAATAATGTATATGTTTATGTAATGCCTAAAGCAACTGCATTACTATCTAATAGTACAGTAAACTATTTAACTCCAGCTCAAAAACAGTTAATCAATTCATCTCTTAATAATGTAAAAGGTTTAACCACTGAAGTTATTGTTATGGATCCAGTCTATCTTGCAATTACTATAGGTTTGGGTTCACCAAGCGGGGTTGTATATAGTGATATAGCAAACTCTAATTTAGTTATTAATATGGCAAGCAATTCTAAAGTAGCTGCTTCAACAGTATTAAGTAATGTACAGACAATATTAGAAAACTATTTTAATCCTTCCAATATTACTCTTGGTTATACTGTAGATATACCTGATTTAACCGGTCAAATACTAGCTATACCTGGAGTACAATCTATAGCAACTCAAAACACAAGTAGCGGGGATCAAATAAATGGAGTTTCATTAATAGTGTTTAACCCATCTTATCCTTACAACGATATAAGATCAACAACTCATACATTTACTACATTAGACTTTCAAACTGTATATTTAAACAATATTAACGATATTTTATCTAGAGTAGTAGTAAATGTTGGTGTAACACAAAGCACTTCTATAGTAAACTTCTAATATGGCTATTTCGTTAATACCGCTAAGTGCATTTTATGGTATTACTGTTAGTGGGTTAACAGCTAATCCATTAAGCGGTTTTACCCTAGCTACTCCTTTTACATGTGCTTTAAGTGCTCAGCCCGGTATAACTGAAGCTGCAATAACTTCAAATTATAACATTATTTGGTGGTTCGGGGATGGTACATATAGTACAGAATATGCTCCGACCCACACTTATAACTGGCCTGGAGTTTATGAAATAAAAATAGGTTTATATAATAATAATCCAGGAGATCTCTCTACAGGTGCAAACCCAACATCTTCTCTTGATGTGAACGTAGATAACGCTAACTGGATACTCACCACTCGTGCTGGTGTTAACCCTTTTACGTTTTCTACAACAGTAACAGCTAGTAATTTTATTGTAGATAAATTATACTGGTCTACCAGTGGGTGGTTATCTTCAGGTACTCCTACTTCTATACCTTCAACCGACATTTATACGTTTTACGGTTATCAATCTAATTATTCAGGTAATTCAGCTGGACCAGTACCTTTAACAATAAATTATTTTACTAGTTTACAGGACAATAATAACATTAATTTCACTTTTTATGCTGATAATTCTTTATCTCAGCCTTGGACAGAAGTACCTGATGGTCAATTAATTAATTTACGACCAAGGTGGAGATTTACATCGGCTTCTGCAACCTCTTTAGATAATGAAGTTGTTTTATTAAACTACCAACCAATAAGCAGTACTCCGGTATTAATTGATAATAATGGACGTCCTTCATCTTCAGGAACACAAGTAGGTTTATCTGGCTCATTTAATTTTTACTATGTAGACGACTTACCTTCAATGGTTGTAAATAGTGTTTCTAGTTCTTACGTAAACCCTACTACATTATGGGTAAATTTAGACACTTTAAATATACCTAACCCGCCTGCTAGAGATTACGATTACATAGACACTCCAGCCTATGCTAATACAGCAGTAAGCTTATCTGCTTATTATTACGTACAGAGTTTAATTCCAGACCATATAGATTTTACATTAAACGGTAAAGTACCTTTTGAAAGTACATATTGGTCCGGGGTATCTAGTAGGTTTGTAATGACAATTAACAGCCCTGTTTTAACAGGTACAAATTCTTACCTTTCAGATACTCCTTTATTAAATTATCCATTAAACATTTTAAGTGGGGCTCCTTTATTTACGATTACATTTTCTCCAAGCGGTCAAGGCAACGTACAAATATATTTTGAAACCCCTGTTAGTGGTGTAATAAACACATACAATACTTCTTACGATTTACAAACATTTGCATACACCCTTAATAGTGTAGCCTTTAACAGCGGGTTTTATATAGCAGCTTTTACACCATATGTAACTGCTGGTACTGCTGAATCCTATCTCTACAGTACAGCAATATCGGGCTTGTATTATGTAAACGATTTGACTGCAAACCCTGTATCAGGGTTCTACCCTTACACCCTTACAAATACAATAACTAGTGTAAAATACAGTCAGCATTTTTCAGGTTATAGTCCGCAATTTGACATTGTAGATTTTAATAGTACTTATTTTGCACGTAAATTTGGAGCTGGTTTTGATTTCGGTGCTCAATTAAAATCCTACGCATTACAACCAACAATTGCTCAAAATACAGTATTTTTTAATGATTATTTATCTGCTATTGCAGGTACTAGTGCAACTAATGAAGATACGTTTGGTGGGGTGCTATACGAAAAAATAACTAACTTTGTAGAAAACACTTCAGACCCGCTCACATCAAACGTAAATCAATTTTACTCTTTGTCAGAAATGTTAGATTTAAATCTTAATGACTTTAATTATACTAACATACCGCCAGGGTTAGGTAAAATTTATGATTTGTATTCAGTACAACAAAGTAGAGTGTGGGGTGCACGTTCTCAAGATGCCCGTAACTTTACTTTAAGTGCTGGTTTTCCTAATTTAGGAGGAATATTAACCGAATACAATATAAGCACGACAATGGTATCTGCAGGACAAAAGATAGTGGTTAATGATATGTTTAACTCTCAATATTACGAGTTATTAGAAGTACCTGCAATTACATCGTATGCATCTATAACAGCCCGCAATCTGCAAAACTTTTTACCAACAACCGCTTATCCTTTATCTTCTTATCCTTTAACAACATATCCGTTAAGTGCGTTTTATGGTTGGGGATTAAAGACGCCAGTACAATACAATTATCGTTTCTTTGTATATAGTCCTGTTACTAATCAACAACAGGTAGCTGGGTTAGTTAACTGGGATGACCCGCTGACGACTTTATCTGAACAGGCTTCTTCCCATGCTGCTTGGGTTAACGATGGTGGTACTTTAGAAAAAATCTTTAGTTACTATATACATAAAGGATTGGGTTTAATAAATTAATAATATGCCAGTCTTTAACACAATTAACGCTTTAACAACGTCGTCAAATACGTCAACGAATCAAGATTTGACTCAACCTTATTCTTATCAAGATTGGATTATTCGTAATAGTAGCGTTTCTCCTGTAGATCCATATGCTCAATACAATGCGTATGTACAGAACTGGTATATTAATCATGCTTTAGCCAATTCAACAGCTATTAATGCTGTACAAAATTATTATAAAGCATTTTTACAGTCTTTAGGGGTTACGGCTCGTAATAACGACGAAAAGCAATTGTTTAATAACGTAAACTTTGATGATCCTTTAAGTGTACAATCTGTTATTACTGGCTATGCACGTAGACTTAAAGATATAGCAATTTATCTAGCTAATACTCGTAATCATTTAACTTACACTAAATTAAAATATAATTTAACAGGTACTGCTCTATCTTTAGAGCGTTTGTTTTATAATTTCCTATTAACATCATTTACTCGTAAAACAACCCCGGACGGATTAATTACCAGCTTAGTTGTTACAGATCCTAATATTTTACAATACTTGCCATATTTGGTTACAGTAGCCCCTAAATTTAACGTACAAATACAAGAGTTATACGATACTAATGAATATTACGATTTACAATTAACAGATGCCACTAGCGTTAGCGCAACAGTAAATATTGGTACAAATTTAACAGTTCCTGCAGATGTTTATAACGCTGGTCAATATGATATACCAACAGATTATCTATTTTCTAATGTTATAGCATCCGTAGCAACATCAACCTCTCTTACGATGGCATCTACTTTACCAACATATTTTACTTTTATAGGCGACGGTAATACAACCACCTTTGCCTTAAATAATATAACTTCAAGTACTTCAAGTGCTTATCAAGTTACTATTGATGGTATTGTACAGACTCCAGACAGTAGCTATACAATTAGCTCTCAAAATCAAACCATAACCTTTAGCGGGCCACCACCTGTTAATACAATTATAGTGATAGTAATACGTTAATAATATGGCATTAGTAAAAGTAGATACATCAATGTTAGTTAATAGCGCTGGTACCAGTGGTTACTCTGGTAAGAGTGGTTTTAGTGGTACCTACTCCGGTTACAGTGGTTATTCTGGCCCGGCAGGAGCAAATGGTAGTAATGGAAACTCAGGTTGGTCTGGTTATTCTGGTAGATCAGGTATATCGGGTTGGTCTGGTTATTCTGGCTCGGGTACTTCTGGTTATTCTGGTACGTCAGGTTGGTCTGGATATAGTGGTTACTCTAGCTATTCCGGTTACAGCGGTTATTCAAGCTATTCTGGATATAGTGGTTATTCAAGCTATTCTGGATATAGTGGTTACTCTAGTTACTCCGGTTATAGTGGCCCTAGCGGTTATTCAGGCTTTAGCGGACAAGTTGGAGCATCTGTTTATGGTAGAACATATTTTTTACAAGAGGTTAACAGCGATCAAAACCCTGCTTTATATGAAGTAATGGCTTTACAGCCAGGCGGTGGTGGCTCGACAATTAATGATGATTATGCTATAATTACTTCTAGCGCCGGGGTGACTGCATTTGGTTGGTACCTAACACCAATTGGAGAACCGGGAGTGACAGAGATACCCGCTGGTTTGTGGGATGTTGAATTTTATCGTTATGTGCTGGGTGGTTCAGCAAATTTTGTATTTAGCATATATACATATTCAATGACCACTAGTTCTACTGGTACTTTTATTTTAAGTGCCGATAGTGGAGCAGTGAATGATACTACTTCTACGTATCAAAAAGTTTCTTACGCCACATCAAGTATTACTACTCTATCTTCTACTGATAGAATACTATTACAGGTTTCTGCTTATACGTCAAGCGTTTCACCAATTACAGCTGCCTATCAGTATAATGGTAGTTCAGTGTTTACAGTGGTACGTACACCTATAGGGCAAGGTGTTTCTGGGGCGTCCGGTTATTCAGGTATAGGTACATCCGGGTATAGTGGTATTTCAGGATTTAGTGGTTCAGGTGTTTCTGGTTACTCTGGTAAATCTGGGTATTCAGGTATAGGTACATCTGGGTATAGTGGTATTAGTGGTTATTCTGGATGGAGCGGCATTTCAGGATTTAGTGGTTACTCCGGTTATAGCGGTATCTCTGGTTATAGCGGTATTTCTGGGTATTCCGGTTATAGTGGCATTTCTGGCTATAGCGGTATTTCAGGTTTTTCAGGTTATAGTGGACTCCCTGGTGCTTATGCTGCTAGTGGTATTTCTGGGTATTCCGGTTATAGTGGTATTTCAGGGTATTCAGGTCAAGGAACTTCTGGTTACTCTGGTATATCGGGGTATAGCGGGTTTGGTGGTAATACAATACAAACCATTACTTTCTCAAATTCCTTTTCTGCCGGTCAAGTAGTTGCAAGAGCTTCTGGTGGTGGTAGTTATGTATTAGCAGAAGCAGATACTTCTTCCGATGCTGAAGCACTTGGCATTGTACAGTCTTCTACAGGTAGCACATTTACTATAGTATATCATGGTTATATTTCAGGTTTATCCGGTTTAACAGATGGTGCAGTCTACTTCTTATCGCCCACAAGTACAGGTACTCTAACATCTACAGCACCTGTAACAGTGGGGCAAGTTTCCAAACCAATGTTAGTAGCTACAAGTACAACTACCGGGGTGGTTGTAAACATGAGAGGTATAACAATAGCTTCTTCTTATGGTAGTATGTCGTTACAAAATGCAAACAATGTTAATATTACCGGCGGGGCAATAACTGGGGTAACATTGAGTGCTTCTAATATACTATTAAACAGTTCATTTGTAAACACTCCAGTTACCAATAACGGATATATTACAATACAAGATTCTTCTGGAAGTACTTATAAATTAATGGTTGGTAGTTAATGCACCGGTTATAAATATTATCATTAATGGATACCGGTAATACAGTTGTAGATAGTTTTGCTACACAAGACCAAATAAATTCTGATTTAAATACTTTATCTCAGAAGTATTTAGGTAATAGCGAGTATCTACTTTCTAGTACAAGTACTGGACTGATTTCTTCTAGCGTTATACCTATTGCTCCTTTTGCTAATTTAACAAACAGGTATTACCCTACAGTTGCACTTGCACCCCAATTAAACGAGAACATTGTTACGAGCGATCAACTTGGTGGTTATTTTGTACCGAGTAATCTTGGTGCGTCAATCTATTTAACTAAAAATATAATATATAGTATTGACTCCACTCAAGTAGCTATAGGTACAGGTTACAGATATATTGATCCAACACGTTTTAATAAAGGCTTTACGATAGGTAGTAGCAATCTTGATTCTAAAGTAGTAACTCATAACACCAATACCAACTGGATGAAAGCTATAGGTATATCAAACCTATATGACGGTACAGTTGTTAATACAGACACATATCAAAAATTTGTTCCGTATCAGTCTTTTTATGAAACCACAAAATCTAGTAACAACGGTATAGTTACTGCAGAATATGATTTTGAATTTTGGGAAGGCCCTTATAAAAATATATGGAACCAAAATAATGGTGCTAACAGTTTAGATGAGTTTAATTACTTTAATTTAAATCAAAGAATAACCAATTTGGTGTTTACCCCAGGAAGAGAGCTTTACTCTTGGTGTACAGATGTGTTTGGTAATCAATACGGTTTATATAAACCGTTTACAAGACCATACAGTATGTATTCCATGGTTACTGCTACTGGAGCTTTGTGGACAAAAACAGTTGATGGTACTATTAACATAGGGCCATCTGCTTTAAATTTAATATATAATAACTACATATATGATAGTACAATTTATAGTCAATTAACTGCAAACAATATTGTAAACTTTGAAGTGTTTTATGATACGTTAGTTATACAGCTTTCTAGTACTATATTGTACGAAAAGGTTACATTTGATTATAATACCTACACAATACAAAAATCCCTACAAAACTATTTACCATTATCTGCCGGGTCTACAGCAAGTAATGCCATATTAACTAATTATTTTAATAGTAGTATAGGTAATCTTTCTCCTAATGCTGTAACTTATTATGGTGGTAATTGGTATGATGATATAAACAATAATATCACCATTTGTACGTTGGTTTCAAGCACTATAACAGGAGGCTCTACATCTATTATAGGTAACAACGGCCTTTCTAGTGTAGTTGTACCTGTATTGTATCGACTTGATCTTAACAATCCGAAAGATAGAACTAGAATTTATCCAACAAACACTACCGACCCTAACGTATTTAAAGAGTATGTTTACCCACTAGGTACGGTAAGTTATATGGAAGCCCCTGTATTTTGTTATAACGAGGATACTCAAACTTACGTTATTACATTTATTAGTTTTCCATATCAAACTCAAAAATTAAACCTTATTACCTATAAAGTACAATATTAATGTCTGTATTAGCATATAATTTTCCGCAGCCAGATCAGGCCTCTCCATTGGTAACTTTAACAGGTTACTCTCCACTTACTGTTGTGTTTCAACCAAGCGCGATTAATTTTGGTAATGACACTGTTGGAAGAATTACATATATATTATCAGCTTTTAACTTTCAAAAGGTTATAACGCGTAACTACACGTATAGTAGTTTACAAGACGCTCTTACAGGTGCAACTGCTGGTATTGATAGTAGAAGTAATTTCGTTTGGACATTTTATAATACAGCAAGTGGTACTTCTGTAACATCTGTAGTTGTATCGGCTACAATGTTTCCAAGTCTTACAGCTTATACATATAATCTATTAGTAGAAGCAGATTCTACATGGTTAACATATAACCCTATTGCTACAACACCTCAGGCTCCTGCTTCTTTTGATTCTGTTCATTTATTAAAAAATAGAGCATGGGGTACTAACAATAAGCAAATTATTGTTGCTGAAGGGTTATCTAACTATACAAATCAAGCATTTTTCTTTAACACTCAAGATCAAGCTGGTGTAGTAAATTATATTCCGTTATCTCCAAATATATCTCTTACTCCAACTCCGTCCATCACCCCTACTCTTACCCCTTCTTTAACACCTACAACTACACCGACTTTAACGCCAACTGCTACCCCGACTTATACCCCAACAGTAACACCTACATTTACGTCTACTCCAACGGTAACACCTACTTCTACTCATACCCCTTCAGTTACTGTAACACCTTCAGTTACGAACACCCCAGCAGTAACGCCTACTATAAGTTTAACACCAGGTGCAACACCTACAGTTACCCCGACCGTTACTTTCACTTCTACTCCAACGGTAACACCTACATATACACCTACAGTAACACCTACTATATCGTTAACACCTTCAGTAACATATACTCCTACATTAACCCCTACGAACAGCGTAACACCGGTTTCTACACCGCCTGCTTCTCCGACATCTACTCCAACACCTACACCACCGCCTTCTCAAACAGCTACTGCTACACCTACCCCTACTTTAACAGTAACACCAACCGGTACACCGGCCTCTACTCCTACTTCTACTCCGACTTCAACACCGCCAAGCACTCCTCCATCAACACCTTCGCAAACACCTACTCAAACCCCTGGTTCTTCTGTAACGCCTTCTCATACACCACCAAGTACGCCGCCTAACACTCCTGCTTCAACACCGACATCTACACCTACAAGAACACCTCCAAGTACCCCAGCTTCAACACCGACATCTACACCTACTTCTACCCCAGCAAGTACTCCAACTTCAACCCCAACTCCAACACCGGTACCTTCTAATACCCCAGCTTCTACACCACCTAACACACCACCTAGCACTCCTGATCCTACCCCAACCCCAGCTTCTACAACAACACCTACTCCGTCCCCTGTATCCTTAACAGTTACAATGAGTACCGGGGATGCTATTGGTTCTTGTACTAACACTAATGAATGTACCGCAAGTACATCTAACTCTGTAAGCGTAGGAGGTGGTTCAGGTTCTTACACTTATAGTTGGTCTATAGACAACGGCAATATTAATATAGTTTCTCCTTCAAGTAGTTCTACAAGCTTTACTGCAGCAGTATTCTGTTGGGAATGCGGTGATACAGTACAGTATGGCACTGCTAGATGCGACGTTTACGATACAGTCTATGGTGTAACTGGAAGTGCTACATGTTCAGTGAACCTAGAAAACACTCGTACATATGGTAGTTGTACATGTTTATAATAACGCTAACCTAGTAAATAATATATATGGCAAATCCACAAATTAGAATTATCCAGTTACCTTTAACGAATACAGCTGTTATTCAAGGTACGAACATAGACTATTTGCCGATTGAAAGCAGTAATGCTGGTGGTCGTAGAATATCTGTTAACGACTTCTTTAACAATGTCGGCTCTAACTATTTTTATCCAGTAGTTTCCAATTTTTCTGGTAATGCGCGGGATATAGTTACATTTACAACTGGTGGTTCTGGATTCCAAGATAATCCTGGTACACAAATTGATGGTAATGCTATTATATATGCTACAGGCTTTCAATCTCAGTCTTCTGAAAGATATAAAACAAATATTAGACCTTTAGAATACTCTTTAGCATGTGTACAACAGTTACAATCTGTAAGGTTTGATTGGATTGAAAAACCTATTACTAATGATATTGGTTTAATAGCAGAACAAGTTAATTTAATTATACCTGAAGCTGTAGGTAAAGGACCTGTAGGGGAATGTGAATCTATAGATTATAGTAAGTTAGTACCAGTTTTAATCAACGCAATTAAAGAACTAACTCTAAGAGTACAAGCTCTTGAAGCTAAATCCTAATGTTATCTGCTACAGGTTATCTTTATAATGTAAACCTAGGCGTGCAAGGCGCTTCGGCTACTTATGTAGATTTAGTTTCTGCATTTGCTCCGTATTCAGGGGTAAATCAAGCCCCTGTAACAGGTTATAAAGTACTTTCTGGTGGTATACAACATGATTTAAATGATTTGTTTGATCGTTCTAATGTAATTAGCGATCAAATAGCAAACCCTACAGATTTTGCTGTTAACACAACACCGAACGTTGGTATTGGTGGTAACGATTTAAAGAATATATTTAGGAATTTATATTCTACCCCAACACCTACCCCAACACCGCCACCTACTCATAGTCCTACTCCAACATTTACACCGACAAACACCCCTACTGTAACCCCACCACCTAGTGTTAGTGGTACACCTGGTGCATCTCTTACTCCAACACCTACCCCTACAGCCCCATATCCTTCTCCTACCCCTACCCCTACTCATGGTACTGTAGCTAGTGTTTCTGTAACCACCCCAGGGGTATTTGACGGTATAAATCTTTTTCCGTCAATTATAACAAATGGTACGTCTTTAACTATATCGAGTGAAGCTTTTTCAAACTTACAAG